ATTTTCTTATATTTTATATATAGGATGTTTAATACAAACGAACTTATTAAGCGAATTATCAAGTATATCGTTGAAGGCGTTATGATTGCAGTTGCGGCATATGTTATTCCTAAGAAATCTTTAAATTTAGAAGAAATTGGTTGCTTAGCTTTAACCGCTGCGGCCACTTTTGCTATTTTGGATACATATATTCCTAGCATGGGTGTGAGTGCTCGTTCTGGAGCTGGGTTCGGATTGGGAGCAAATTTAGTTGGATTTCCCGGTGGACTTTAAATCCACCTTTCAAAAGGTGGAGCCAAACTAACATAATATAAATAATATAAATACAATTAGATATCTATATTATTGATGCATTGGGTATATATACTAAAATGTCAAAATGACCATTATTACATAGGAGAAACTACAAGATTATATAGAAGATTTTGGGAACATAACTCAGGAAAAGGTGGTGTAAATACATATACATATACACCAGAAACTGTTGTAGCAATTTATAAAGTAAATATGTTAGGTATGTTTTTTGAATATGATTATTTAATTGATGGTGCTATAGAAGGTGGATGTGATTATAAACCATATAAATTAAAAAAATTTGATGATAAACTTGATGATTATGATTATAATGGAAGAGATGTAGAAAATAATATTACAGAATGTTTAATGATACATAATAAAGAAACATGGAATAAAATAAGAGGAGGTAAATATACACATTTTAATGTTACATATAAATTTCCCATTAATGATAATATACAAAATTTACCAATATGTAAATGTGGATTACCTTGTGATGTTAAAAAAAATCAAGAAAAAAATTATTTATTTTTTAGATGTGCTAAAAAAAATATGTGGGAAGAATTTAAAGAACAATTTGATATAGATGAAGAACCTTGTAATTTTTATATGGAATATTCAAGAGATAAACCATTTAAATTAGAAGAAACTAAAAAGTTTGAAGATAGAAAGAGAATTCTAAAAGAATTGTTTAAAAAATCATTTTGGTTAAAAAATATACCTGAATGTGATAATACTGAACCAGATGTTTGTATAGGTTGTTGTAATAAAGGCTATGATTATACTAAAGTAACATATAGTTATAAAGAACGCAATTTGTGTTTTGATTGTTTTATTGATAAAAATGACGAATTATCAAAAAAATATACTATTATAAGTGAAGGAAAGTGTTTATTAAAATTTAAAAAATAATGTAATATTTATTTGGTCTAATTTTGGCTCCACCTTACCCGTAGGGAAAAGGTGGAATTTAAACCGTAGGAATGAATTCCCAATCTAATTCAATACACATTTTTTTCCATGTTTCATCTTGTTCAATCAATTTTTCTCTATCTTTCAACAAAGGAATAGAATCTAAGTACTGTTCTTCTCCAAGAAGTTCGCAAAATTTAAATAAAACATAATAATAGTTTAAAAAATTAACACGATAATCTGGACAAGTTTTGGCATAAGGTGATTGAATTTCCATGAAAAGATTACATAATGTTTCTTCTAATTCGGGGCTAAAAACAGGTGGTTTAAGACCCAATTTATTTTTAATAAATGCGATGTGTTCATAATATTTATTAAATCCCAGCTTCTTTAAAATCTCTTTGGTTTTATAATGTGTTAGTTGTTCAAGACTAATGCGCTCTTTTTTGATTTGTAAATGTATTTGATCAATTACTTCATCTGGAATTTGGGTTGTTTCCTTGCCTTGAAATTGGGCAAGAATTTCTTTAAAATGATTAATTTTCTTATAGGCATAAAAACAGACCTCTTTGGGAGGCTCTTTATAAGATGGTTTTTCATTTTCAATAAGATAAGGAATATTGACAGCACATACATTACAAATAAGTACCCCTTCATCATCAAGTGGAATAAGTTCGCCTTTAAAACAATGCTGACATATATCGGTGCATCTAACAAATGAATTCATGTCAATAAATGTTTCATCAATATTGCTGAGATATTTTTGAACGATATTTTTGTTTCTATTTTCAGTAACATTTTCTTCTTGATTCGTGTTTTGAATTTTGAAGAAATTAAAAAGTATTTGATTTTTAGAAGATACAGATTTGTTAGTTGAAGAATTAGTTGGAGTATCAATATTATTGATATTTTTTTTGTTTTCAAAATATTCAAAAATGAATTTAGAATTATCTAAAAAATAATTATTTTTCTTGTTTTTTAGTTCTTTAATAGTCTCATCAATTTCCTTGATGCGATCCTTCATATCCATAATCTGTTCAATGTTAGTTTTATCAAGTACTTCTATTTCTTTTTTTAAATCGGCTTTTTCATGTTTTAATTTAGGTATAGTATCAAATTCATTCTTGTCAAATTCATTTATAAACTCTTTGTGCTTTCCATCCAACGTGGTAGTATATTTTTTACAAACCCGAATTTTTTTGTTAGATTTAGGCTTGAAACTAGGCATAATATATTAAAGAGTAATTTATTATTTAATTTGAAATTTTAAAAAAGATATTATTCATTGGTTTAAAGGCAAATAAAAGTTTCAAATAATACATTAAAGAATGGACGGTTCAACAGACATATTAGTAAATTTGAATATTAAAAATAATTTAGACACAGAAATAGATCAAATTAAATTCAAGAAGATGGTATTTTTATACAATGCTTTAGATAATGGTTGGTCTATCAAAAAAAAACAAAATTCTTATATTTTTACAAAAAATCATGAAGGTAAAAAAGAAATATTTGATGAAGGATATTTGGCCATATTTATGAAGGATAATTCAAACATTAATAATATATTGTCGTAATATGTAGGTAGTGAATTAAATTAATAAAAACAATTAATTTAATTTTAGGAAAATTTTTTTCTTTAGGGATATTATAAAATGGGAGGTGGTTTAATGCAACTCGTGGCTTATGGCGCTCAAGACGTTTACCTTAAAAGCCTGTAGGGTAGAAAAACATCAGGGAATATCGAAAAAATAAGATATTCATAAAGCCTTATATGGATCCAATTTAGGACCATTGATGTTAATCAGGGATTTAAATCATAGTGAATTTAAAAGAATAACCCTGGTAAGAAAATCAAACTGCTTGAAACCCCTAAAGCTTATTCTACTAAACAATTTTTGTGAGAAAATTGTGGCCAAGACAAAAACCTTGGGTATAGTAAAAATGAATAAGATGAATTGAACTAACAAGTTCGATAAAATGGGCAATGAGCATCCAAGCTTCTTTAAATAAAATAAAAATAATAATTAAAACAATATAAATATAAAATACAAACATAGCATATAAATAAATGTCTTGCGTAAAGTTTTTAAACGAAGAAACATTAAACGAAGTACTAGACAAAGTATGCTACAAGTGTGAAATAAATTATCCAATTACAAATTATAGAAAATATAGTGAAGATAAATTTGGAAAAACATGTAAAAAATGTTTAAACGAATTAGATAAAACAAGAAAGAAAATTCTAAGACAAAAAAACGCTGAAAATACAATTGCGAAATGTGAAAAATGTCAAGAAGAAAAAGCATTAAATCAGTTTTCAAAATTGAAGAAATTTTATAAAAAAAAGATATGTCTTTCTTGTTATCCTAAATTTTTAACAGAACAAAAAACAGCGTGGTGCAAAAAAGAACATAATACAAATATGAATTATAGAATAAAAAAATCTTTAGCAGCTCGTTTAAGAACAGTTCTTGTAAAAAATGACACAACCATGAATTATGTTGGATGTAATATTCAATATTTAAGAGAATGGTTTGAATATAACTTCACAAATGAAATGAATTGGGATAATTATGGTACATATTGGTCAATTGATCATATTATACCTGTTTGTAAATTTGATTTAACTTTAGAAGATGAAAAATTTAAATGCTGTAACTGGTCTAACTTAATGCCTGTAACAGTTAAATATAATTCATCAAAAAAAGAAATTGATATGAATCAAATAAATAATATTGTAAATAAATTAGAAAAATTTAAAGAAGAAGGTTCAACGACTAAATGGTTTTCGTGTGAATTTATATTAAATAAAGAACTTGCTTTAATGAAATAAAAATGAAAGCAAATATGATTTCACTTTAAGATATAGTCTAATCCTTATTGAAAGATAAGGTAGAGGAATTGTACAGGAAATCCTCAGATCACTTTTTGGAAAGTGACATACAGACGTTACACTAACTTTGCTATTGAATCAATCGAGCAAACTTTCAATGGACAAGCCGATTTCGGTCGTCGTGTTCAATGCGTGATCAGCCGCAACGGTGATCTCGCTTACCGCACTTATCTTCAGGTTACTCTCCCCGAGATTAACCAGCTCATGGGCATTGCTTCCTTCGCCGTTGGTGTTGGTTCCGGTGTGTATGCTCGTTGGTTAGATTTCCCCGGTGAGCAACTTATTGCCCAAGTTGAGGTTGAAATTGGTGGTCAACGAATTGATCGTCAATATGGTGACTGGATGCACATCTGGAACCAACTTACCATGACTGCTACTTCAAGATGATTGGTAACACTACTCAACTTACTTTCATCACCGATCCCTCTTTCTCTGAGGTTGATGGTCCTTGCGACTCTTTGGCTCCTCGTCAAGTGTGTGCTCCCCGTAATGCTCTTCCCGAGACCACTCTTTACGTGCCTCTCCAATTTTGGTTTTGCACCAACCCTGGTCTTGCCTTGCCTTTGATTGCCCTTCAATACCATGAAGTCAAGATCAACCTTGATATCCGTCCTATTGATGAGTGCTTGTGGGCTGTTACTACTTTGAGCTGCAACTCTGGCACCCAACCTGCTGGCCAACCTGTGACCAGTGCTAACCAGTACGCTCCTGGCCGCCCTGTTCCTGCTGCTATTGCCTACAATCAATCTTTGGTTGCTGCTTCTTTGTATGTGGACTATATTTTCTTGGATACCGATGAGCGAAGACGTTTTGCCCAAAATCCTCATGAATATTTGATCACTCAGCTCCAGTTCACTGGTGACGAGTCTGTTGGTTCTTCTTCCAACAAGATCAAGCTCAACTTCAATCACCCTGTGAAGGAGCTTATCTGGGTTGTTCAACCCGATCAAAACGTGGATTATTGCTCATCTTTGGTGTGCGATGCCCTTTTATTCAAGGTTCTTGGTGCCCAACCCTTCAACTACACTGATGCTATTGATGCTCTCCCCAATGCTATCCATGCTTTCGGAGGTCCCGCTGCTGTTGCTCAAGATAGCCGAGCTTTCATTGATGCCCGTGGTCTTTTCCAAGATGCTGGTGCTCTTGATTATGAAATCCCTGCTGGTTTCACTGGATACTGGCACGGACCTAACAATCCTTACAATGAGGCTAACATGGGTGGTGTTCAAATTCCTGTTTCTGATGCGACATCTGGTCTTGACCCCTCTATCCTTGCTCAACTCAATGATTTGAATGGACCTCACATGGATAACTCCACTGTGTCTGATGCCGGTACTTTCGTGTTGACTGAGACCTCTTTGGACTTACATTGCTGGGGACAAAACCCTGTTGTCACTGCCAAGCTCCAACTCAACGGACAGGATCGTTTCTCTGAGCGTGAAGGATCTTACTTCAGCTGGGTGCAACCTTACCAAGCTCACACTCGTTGCCCTGATGAGGGAATTAACGTGTACTCTTTTGCTCTCCGCCCTGAGGAACATCAGCCAAGCGGTACGTGCAACTTCTCTCGTATAGATAACGCTACTCTTCAGCTTGTGCTTTCTAACGCCACAGTTGAGGGCACCAAGACTGCTAAGGTGCGTGTGTATGCCACCAACTACAACGTGCTCCGTATCATGAGCGGTATGGGTGGATTAGCATACTCCAATTAAGTAAACTGAAATATAATATTTCAATTAAAAACTACTTAAAGATATTCGTATTATATAATATATAATATGAATTACATACTTTCATATGACTTTGACACACAACTAAATTGTGGTATTATTCGCTTTAATGATAAATCAGTTTTAATGGATTTTAAAGATTTATTTTCTGTTATTAATTTTAATAAAAATTTTATTCACTTTGATGCTGATGATAAAGACTACCCTTTTTATTTACGACATCATCAAAAAATTTCTTATTTAGAATATTTATTTAAATTTGATCCTTCAAATATTGAATATGTATTTAAAAATAATAATAAATTTGATTTAAGAAGAGAAAATATATTAATTCATCATAAATTTCATAAAAAAATAGGAGAAAAATATAACATTATTGATTTTAAACTTGGTCATTTTGCTGAAACAGGCACAGATGCTTATGTTATGAAAAATCCTACATGGAAAATTATAAAAAATGAAAAAGAATATTGGTTAATGTATTGTGAAAAAGATACAATAATAAAATTATGTCAGAAATCGTTAGATAAAATAAAAGAATATGAAAATACTAAAAATGAAGGAAATAAAATAACATTTTTTAAATTACAGAATGGATATATTATGGCAAGTAATAATTTATATATCCATCAAATAATTACAGGTTGCTATGGAAATGGACAAGGAACCTTGACTGTTAGTGTAGATCACATAGATCAAGACCCATTAAATAATACTTGGGAAAATCTTAGAATTGCAACAAGAAAAGAACAAGAGCAAAATTCAAAAGGAATTAAACCAGGCACAAAAAGAGAACGAAAACACAATGCACAAAATTTACCAGATGGAATAACTCAAGAAATGATAAAAAAATATGTTGTATATTATAAAGATTATGCTGACAAAGAAAAAACACAGATGCGTGAATATTTTAGAGTAGAAAAACATCCAAAATTAGATAAATTATGGTCTACAACAAAATCATGTAAAATAACTATTCAAGAAAAATTATTGCAAGCTAACAAAGTTGTTGATGATCTAGAAAATGATATTTATCCAGAAAAAGAAGTTTCCGAATTACCCAAAAATGTATCACTAATAGTTTCAAGAGGAAAACCGCACTTAGTATTTGAAAGAAAAATAAATGATAAAAGATTAAATATTAAAATGGTCTTACCCGAAGAATATGATTTACAAGAGCAATTAGAAATATTAAATAAAAAAGTTAAAGAAAAATATAATAATACATTTAAATATAAAATATGTATTAAATTAGATGATACAAAAAAAATTATAGACCAGATTACATTTAATATAAGTCGTTTTAGAAAATATAAACATTCAATTGAATTTAATGAATTTGTTACGCAAAAATATGCAGTACAAAAAGCTGAAGAATGGTTATCTGAAAAAGTAACAATTGAGCATTATAATATTATAAAAGATGATTTAACTTTTTGGAATCATGATGATTTAAATGATATTTTAAATAAAAATAGAGGACAACTACTAACAGACTGTATATTTTTAGAAGAAGCAAATGTTTATTCAACACATTTATTTATTGATTGTGGTTCATAATAAATTTTTAACATAACTGTAGTAGTATTGAATAAATATAATCAAAAACATTTATAATTATAATCATTTAAACACAATAATTCAAATGCTTATATATGTCAGTTAATCCTGTAATTGTAATTTTTGGTGCAAATGGATGGATTGGTTCAAAAGTGTATGACTTGTTAGTTCATTCTAATAAACAAATAACAGTACATAAGGCACAATCTAGAGCAGATGACACGATCGCGGTTGAAAATGAACTGGATAATTTAACTAATGTAACACATGTTATGAGTTTTATTGGCCGAACCCATGGAACCTATGAAGGACAAACAATTGGCACAATTGACTATTTAGAGAAGCCCGGTAAGCTAGTTGAAAACATGCGAGACAATTTATTTTCGCCATTAGTGTTAGCTGAAATTTGTAAAAAACGTAATATTCATTTCACTTATCTTGGAACAGGATGTATTTTTGACTATGATGAGACACATCCCTTAGATATAGGATTTGTTGAAAGCGATAAACCTAATTTTTTTGGTTCATCTTATTCAATTGTAAAAGGATATACTGATAGATTAATGCAAACTATGTACAATTATAGTACACTCAATGTAAGAATACGAATGCCTATCACAGATGAAATTAATCCACGCAATTTTATAACAAAGATAACAAATTATACAAAAATATGCTCAATTGCTAATTCAATGACAGTTTTAAATGATTTACTACCTGTTTTAATTGAAATGGCTTTAAATGGACAAGTTGGAACAGTTAACCTAACAAATCCAGGAACAATATCTCACAATGAAATTTTAGAAATGTATAAGGAAATAGTGGATTCTAATTTTAGTTGGTCTAATTTCTCTATAGAAGAACAGAATGCTATTTTGGCATCAAAAAGGTCTAATAATTGTTTGAATACGGAGAAGTTAGAAGGCATTGCGTCTGTTAAAGATATAAAAACGTCTGTTAAAGATATTATGATTTTAATGAAGGAAAATCAAACTAAAATGTAAATTTGTTAGTTTAAAGGCGTTATAATATAATAAATATTTTGGGTAATATATTTATTATGAAATTGTTAGTTACAGGTGGATGTGGATTTATTGGATCCAATTTTATTAATTATTATTTTAAAGAAAATCCTGATGCCACGATTGTTAATATAGATGCGATGTATTATTGTGCTGCTGAAACTAATATTTCTGAAAGTATAAGAACTTCAGAGAGATATCATTTAGTAAAAGGTAATATAAGTTCTTACGATTTAATTGCCAATATTTTAAATATTTATCAGATTGATACAGTAATTCATTTTGCGGCTCAGTCACATGTTCAAAATTCATTTGATAATGCTTTACAATACACACATGATAATGTAGTTGGTACCCATACATTATTAGAAGCTTGTCGCAAATATGACAAAATTGTTCGTTTTATTCATATTTCAACTGATGAAGTTTATGGAGAATCAATGTTATCTGAAGATGAAGAAAAAAAGCACGAAGGATCTATTCTGTGTCCAACTAATCCATATGCGGCGACAAAAGCGGCAGCTGAATTGATAGCAAAATCATATTATCATTCTTTTAAAATGCCAATAATCATTACCAGAGGTAATAACGTTTACGGTCCAAATCAATATCCTGAAAAACTAGTACCACGATTTATTGAGTTACTTTTACAAAATAAACAAGTCACTATTCAAGGCGATGGATCCAATGTGCGCGCATTTTTACACGTTAATGATGTATGTAGTGCGTTAAAATTAGTATTAGAAAAGGGAGAAATTGGTGAGATTTATAATGTAGGAAGTGATGATCAACATGAATATACGGTTACACAAATAGCTCATATATTAATTGAAAAAATCCAACAAACAAAATATCATTCAGGATGGATTAGATATATTGAAGACAGACCATTTAATGACAAACGATATTATATTAGCAATCAAAAAGTAAAAAATCTAGGATGGATTATTGAAACCGATTTTGATAAAGGATTAGATGATTTGATTAACAAAATGAAACAAAAATAAAAAATAATTTAATTTACACCTTTTTTCATTTAAAACGCCAATTTTAAATAAATGAATTTATACAATAAATGTAATACTCTTTGCCATTATTTTGTTCTGGAATTACATCATGTCTTATATACCTTATTTTTCCTATTCTATTTAAAGGGTCTTGACCGTCTCCATTTATTCTCATAAGATAATTTCTATCTTCCTCAATTAATTGTTTAATTTTGTAGGTAATATATTCAGTATCTCCTTTAATGTCATCTTTGTATTTCATAAAAAAACTAGTTATTATAGTATCAACATTATATGTATATGTATATGTATATATATATTGTATTTAAGTTATTTTTTTATATTTTTATATTTTTAGGCGTTTGAAATGTTAAAAGGTGTAATATTATTTTTTATTTTTGAATACTTATTACAATAATTTAAACTTTATTTACTATTATTTATTTATACTATTTTACATTTTTGAATTAAATAACATGTTCATATTTATCACTTCTGGCTTATCCGTTGAAGCAAATCTGGTAAACAGGGTTTTAATCTGTTCGTCATCTCTAAAACGTGCGCTGTATTCTTGTTGTATATTGTTTCTGCCAATGCGACCTAAAGCTTGAATAATTTTCTCCTGAGTAAGACCTAAATCTTTGCTCAAATAGCCATGACAAAACTGATAATTGGTTCCGTAGATGTAGTCACTATTCGCAATAATCATATATAGACGCTGTGTATCTGCCAATTTTTTCATTATTTCAGTGTACTCAGAGCTATTGTGATTTGCGAATACTCCAATTCCTAATAGCAGCAAAACTTTCCAGCTATCATCTACATTGTTTAGCGATAGAATAGCAACAACATCCTCTTCATTCACGTTGCTTGTGAACGCATTAGATGTTTCCATTTTTTCAGCCCATTTTTCTTTATGAACACCTCTGTTTGGAATGAACAAATCATGTAATGTTGCGCTTTTAATCATTTGGCTAAGCATTGATAATTGCTCTTTTAATTTTAAAATTTCTTCATCCTTTGATTTGTCTAACTTGTCTCCGGCCGCTTTTTCCTTCCTTTTGCCATCTTTTTTATTGGATGCGTCTCCAGAACTGCCCATTTTTTTACTCATTTGATCCTCAGCAGTTTTCAATTGATCTTCAATTGAATTTATTTTTTCTGTCACTTGGTTATTAAAATCTATTTTATCTTGAATATCTTTCATGACGCTTGCTGGAATATTTGCTTGTTGAATACAAAATCGCGCGATCTTTGTAACATCCGATGCCAAGAATATAGTTGGACCATCTGTAAGTGTATACGCATCCTTGGTTGTCACATAGATAGCAGAAGTACCTGGAACAATTGTTGACGATTGAGGCTCTTTAATAATTTGTAAGCTTGTTGTTCGCTCAATAAGAGAACCAGGAGTTAACTTTGCTAAAAGCTGAGTTCCGGGACCCAAGCTCGCGGTCTTTCCAATTTTATTGCCCTTAGGATCTATCGCATCATTATGCTGAATTTTTTGTGTTCTAGTTTTTAAAAAGTAGTTAAATATTTGATGCCAGTTTTCTGGAGCAATGCTTTTTAAAACTTTTAGATAATATATTTTTATAGACTGCATTGTAATATCACCTGCTGTCATAAAATTTCTGTCAAATTTCGCAGAAGATTTTGCCAAATTAAATTCTTCAATATGCATAATAAATTTGGACGCTTCTGTCAAATCAAAGTATCTAAGTAATGTCAAATTTTCCTGACAGTGCTCTACAACTTCAAGTACTTGTTCATAATCATCACTAATATAATGTGGCATCACTGTATAACCATCATTATTTATAATAGGGATGGTTTTGCGGCAATCATGACTGGCAATATTGAAAATTCTTGGCTGTTTAATAACTGTTTCAAAAGTACATTCTTCATCATTCACAAAGCGAAAGACATAGTTATCAAATTTTTCTTTAAAATCTTGAATTGTATTATCAAGTTCGTGCATCTTAGGAAGTGTCGCAGATGACAGCACCACATTTGGTATAATATTATCTGTCCAATTTTTTTTGATAATTGCGTGTAGTTCATGATCCGGATAATCCATTGTAATAGTTGGTTCATCCCAGTAAGTAATAATATTTTGTGCTTGATTGAATGAAAGCATATAATACATTGCGCATAAATAAGAACGGATGTCACAAATAATCATTTCTACTTTGTCTCCAACTGAGTTGTCTACTTTTTTAATTGAACCACTGCGTTTGTCTCGAGTATATTCTTTTGCTGCGAAATAATGTAAACGTATATCATCCGCTGAGGAGCAGCCAAACGCAAAAGCTATTTTTTTGCCTACAGATATAGCCGATCTAGCTAATGCGATGCCGACATGTCTTGCGGCGCAAACAAATATAACCCTATTTGTTTCAGAGAGGCCAAGTGGTGTAAGTGTTTTGCCAGTACCTGTAGGAGCAATATAAAGCACTAATTTAGGGCACGAAATTTTACAGACAGAGAATATTTCTTTTTGATGCCCATAAAGCTGCATGTCTCCGTACTTTAATAAGTTAGAGTTTCGCTCTATATATTCGTAGGCATTTTTGACGATTTCAATAAGTTCAACTTCTTTTTCTATATTTTCTAAAACAGAATTTATTATTTGCTTGACATAACAGTTTACCTTGTCAATATTGTTTTTCATCAAGTTTACTAGCGTGTAGTAGTTATAAACCCATAATTTATTTCGCATACTTTTGTAGGTTAACATGTGATCTAATTGCTTGACAAGAATAAACTCGTAAACTTCTGTTGTTATCTCGTTAATACTATCTGAACGATTAATGCGAATTTGGTCACCACTTTTGAGTTTGATTAGCGGGCTGATTTTTATATGGCAAATAATATTTCCGTCTTTATCCGTTTCTTTTTCTTGGTCTTCTGTTTCTGCTTTATTATCTTCATCGGAACTATCTGATTTTTTTGCTTTATATTTGTTATTGTCGTTGCTAAACTTGATATAAGTAATTTTGTATCTGTCCAGTAACTCTTTTATTCGCTTGGCAAAGTGCTTATTGTAAAGAAAGTCTTCCATTTGCTGAGTATATTCTATTTTTAAAAAGTTAATTAGTGAGTTAGTTTTATTTGTTCTGATATGTATATCAGAAAATCCTTGGGTAATTAATTTTAATACAGATATTTCTTCTTCTGAAACAGGAATTTCAATAGAATCCCATTCAGATTTAGATAATTTTCGTTGATAAAGATCCATTTTATTGCTTTAAAGTGTTGTATTAGTTATTTATACTATTATCTTTAAGTGAATTTAATATTTCAATTTTTTAAGGAAACCAATGTTTCCTTATGATCCTTCCTTTTTACATATTTGCGCATTTATTCACGTTTGTAATTAAATCGTGAAACACATAAGGTACTTCGTTTAGCAAATGTTATTTTGATTGATAAAAAGTGTGATAAAGGAAGAATCGTAAGGAAACATTGGTTTCCTTAAAAAATTGAAAAATAAAAAAGAGTTAAAAAGAAAGGTATAAATATATGATAATATAACAAGAATGTCTCAATCTAAAGTAATATTGGTTTCATTTGACGGCAACATTGGCTCAGGAAAAAGCACTATGATGAAAAAAGCACACGAATTTTACAGAAATAGTGAAAATGTCATATTTGCGGAAGAGCCTGTTGAAAAATGGAAACTAATCAAGGATAAAAATGGTACTGAAATGCTGAAGTTATTTTATCAAGACCAAGAGAAGCATGCGTTCAAGTTTCAAATTATGGCATTTGTTTCCAGACTTGCCGGATTAAGAGAAATTGTCAAAGCAAATCCAGATAAAAATATTGTGATTATTACAGAGCGCAGCTTATATACTGACAAAGAAATCTTTGCGAAAATGTTGTACGACCAGGGCAAAATGTCAGATGTGGAGCATCAAATTTACTTGACATTATTTGACGAATTTGCTTCAGAATTTGAAGTAAATAAGGTCGTCTATATAAGAACAGATCCTGTCAAGTGTCATGAACGCATACATTTAAGAGCGAGAGAAGGCGAAGAACTAATACCATTAGCGTATTTAGAAGAATGTCATAAATATCATGAAGAGTTTTTGGACCAAGATCGTGGACTATTCAAAGACCAAATGGTACTAGATGGTAACAATGATATTTATTTAAATCCTGGAGTAGCAGATGAATGGATGCGGCAAATAGATTCCAACATATTCAACCATTAGTTTTCAAAATTGTCTTTAAGTGTAAATTCAAATAAATAATTAATATATTTTTTATTTAAATATTTATGGTTCTTCTGAAACAATTGATTTTGCCTTTGTTGCTGTTTTTGGTTTCGCTGTTTTTGCCTTTTCTTCTTTTGCTGCCTCTTTTTCAGCCTTGATTCTTTCTTTCTCTTCTTTTATACGTTGTTTTTCGAGAGCTTTTGCTTCCTTCTCTTGTTTTTTTTCAAATTTAGATGCAATGCTTGCTTTTCTAGTGGCAGAAACGGGAGATACTTTTGCTGGTTTTCTTTTTGGTGAGACACGATCCGCACTTTTAATAGACGATGAAGATGTTTCGGGACGAATGCCTTGGGTAAATTCTATATATCTCTCTCTTACATCAGTATGTGGTTTAGATCTTTCAAACAAATTGTCTCCTCTTTCTACTTCCATTATTTCTAATAATTTGTCCACATATTTTTGGTTTTCCACAGTTAATATATCAGCTTTTCTTTCTTGAACTATACTATGCACTTTTGCTGATGTAATTGGTTCATCAAATACCCGAGAAAAATGTTTTTCTATCTTATTGCTTATATGAGCAGTATAACCTCGTATTACATTTCGTAAATAATCATTTTTATTTTCATATAATTCTGGTTTCTCCATTACTGCTTGATAAATTTCTCTGCTTGACATTTCTGGATTTTTTAAACACAACTCCGTAAAAAACATAGACCATGCTTCACAATATCCTTTGGGTTCTATTAATACATTTTTTGGTATCATGCTTAATTGTTCTAAAGACTGAGGCCCGAGAAAACCTGGACAAACGTCATCTGCTTTTATCAGTGTAATTTTTGGTATTTTTTCTTTGCCTTCTTTTAAAGTTTTATTTCCAGCTTTAATATCCTTATTTATTAATTTTACAAAATCTTCTAAATATCCATTTAGTCTTCTAATTACATATTCTTTTCCTTGACCACCATATTTATATCCATGTGGTTCAAAATGTTCTATTACTCCTGTGTTTGCTCGATATATCAATAAATTTGCATGTGATCCAAAGGATGTTTGAATTGTTAATGGTATTATTAATATTTTTGTACCACTCATAATACATTGAGATACATACTCAGATGTTTTTTTTATTGTATTTATTTGAAACGGTTCAAGTGTATTAAACCAACTTTTGCCTTCATGATCGACAAGGTCAAGAAAAAAATGCATGCTTAGTTTTTTCTCTTCACCTTGTCTATTTTGATTTGGCAAATGACATTCTGTTTTATATTTTTTGAAAAGGTATAAATAAAATAGATTTGTTAAATGAAACGCAGAAGTAAAAGGTTGTAATTTATCATGTAATTGAAATAATTTGTCCATTTTTTTTGCTACCGCAGCATTGTAATTTATTTTATCTGAAAGTGGGACAGGCATTTTTAACCTAACATCCCCGTAATGTCGTGGAGAAGAGGTGCTTGACTTAGGTGGACTTTTTGGTTCTGATAGTTTAGGTGGACTTTTTAATGTTTTTTTATGACTAGAACTAGATTTTGATTTTGACCTTGATTTTGATTTTTTAGGAGGCGAACCATCTGGAGTTTTTAGACTTTTTGGTTTTCCAGGAGTATTAAAAAAATCCATTATTATACATTACTAAAAGATTTAAATATTATATTTATTTGAATATTATTCTTCTTCTTCCTCGTCGTAGTCGTCTTCCTCGTCATATTCTGCCATTCGTGCGTCTCGTTCTGATTCTTCTTTTCTTTTTTTTTCACTCGCTTTTTTCTCCTTGTCTTTTTTAACAAAGTCTGATAATTTAGTATCATAGTCTTCTTTTAATTTTTTTATATGACGTCTACTTTTTTTTTCTTTGGAGCTTAAATCTGATGAAGAAGTACTTTTTTTAATTGTTTTTTTGAATGTGTTGTATTTTTTTAAAGTATTGTAATAATTTGTAATATCTTTCATATCTTTTCTTGTAATATCTATTTCATAATCGGGATCTACTTCTTTATTTATTAAACCATCCAACTTATATAAAAAATCGTTTGCTATGGTTTGATTTTCTTTTGTATTAATACTATAATTATATAATTTTTCAGATGTAACTTCGAAACCTAATATTTCTGTAAAATATTTTGCCATTTTATTATTTATAAAACAAGTATATCCTCTTATTATTTTTTTAAAATAATTATTATAATCATTTCCTCTTATTAATTTTTTAAATTTACTATTATAATCACTTTGTTTGTCTCTTTCATCTAATATAGCTTTATAAATTTGTTTACTTGGAATTTCTGGATTTTTTAAACACATTTCGGCAAAAAACATAGACCAAGCAACACAATATCCACCAAATTCTATTGGTAATTTTTTAAGCCGACTTCTACTTTCATATGCTTGAACCCCTAATATACGTGGACATACTTCATGTGCTTTTACTAATGTAATAGGTAACAAATCTTTTTTAACTAATTCATCATTCATATTTTTAACAAGATAATTTAAATCCTTATCTAAAACATCATTAACTAAATTCATTGTGTTCTCATCAAATCCTTTAAAATTAGAACCATGAGGTTCAAAATGTTCTAGTTGTCTTGTGTTATTACGATATATTAGTAAATTGGCGTGTCCTGATGTTTTTCCCTTTACAAAAATATCTAAACCTAATTGAAATATTATAACAGGTTCATTTTGTGATATGCATTTTACAAATTTTTTAGCTAAATTATTTAGTCGTTCATGATTTATATTTGGTTTATCACGATCAATAGTAAGTCTAATTTCTAGAACCGTTTGGTTAAATGCCTCTTGCTGTGTTGCTATTAAACATTTTGTTTTATATTTTTTAAAAAGATATAAATAAAATAAATATCCAAAAAGAATATTTCCTATAAATGGTTTTATATCTTCATGTTTATCAATTAACGCAGACATTTTTTTTGCTACCTTTTCATCAAAATTTATTTTATCAGGAAGTGGTTCTGGAAATTTTAACTTAAATTCTTCTATTGTTTGGGGACTTTTTGATTTTACCTTTATTGAAATACTTTTAGGTGTTGAAGATTTATTCAAACTTTCGTTTTCTTCTTTTATCGGATCCAATTTATTATAAGGTGTTAATGTTCTTGTTTTTACATTTTTCTTAGTATTCTTTTTACTTGATTTTTTAAATGAAGATGATATTTTCTTTTTTACGCTACTGAAAAATCCCATTATATATATTTATATTTT